ATATGTTTGATGAGGCTGATGAACAGCAGGAAATGTCCATTCGCTTGGCAGAAATCATCAAAGCTAAGAGTTCTGAGTATCACCAATGCGAAACTCGCATTGAGAATCTAACGAAGAAGCTACAGGGTGATCGAGGTGAGAGAATGAAGAAGATGCAGAAAGAAAATGCTTCGTTTCTATCTATCGTTCAACTCTTTCAGGAAGAAGAGGAGAGAAAAACGATGATTAAGATAGCAGAGATGCAAAAAGAAGCAGTGAAGAAGGAAGCCGAAAGATTAGAGGGAATGTCTGAATGGAAAGCAAGAGTTTTAGGAATTGGTCAACAAGATGTCTTATGATTGCAAAGAGTGTGGCGATTCTTTTGATTCATTAAGAAGCCTCCACGCACACATAAAAAAACACGGTAAGTTCCTTGGGGATTACTATGTAGATAATTATGCAAGGAAAGACAAACTTACTAAAGAACTAATTCCATTCAAAAAATACGATCAGTATTTCGCTGCTGACTTCATCAATAAAAAAAACATGAAAAAATGGTGCAAAACAGCACCATCGTCAGAGGTTAAGGAATATATTATAAAAGCTTT